CCGAGGTCGGCCGAGGTGATCTGGCGGGGGACGTACTCACCCTTTTCGTCGAAGATCCCAAAGCCGTTGTCGGGCTCGGTGGGGATGGTCTGCTCGATGGTCTGGTCGGACACGGATTCGCTACTCGGGAGGTCGGAAGTCGGGACAACGTCCCCGGCGCCGGCATGTCGCTTCGAAGGCGGATCGGCAGACGGGTACGCCACAGAGCCGATGGGCCAGACTTGTTTTCCACGGATGGAACGCTCGTCGAACAACAGTTCGGACACGCCCGCGTGTATGGGCAACATACTTGCCATTCTGAGAAGAATGACTTATATGTTGCTTGCCCACGCTTTGAACAGCTTGGCTATTTTGAGCAGCATAAAGAGCTGCAACATAAACAGCGTCGCTATCAACGTGTCTTGGCAGGGGGGAATCGCCAAGGGTATAATACCCGTAACCTTCCCAACCACGTCTCCGCAGACTGTGGTTCCTAAATGAATAGGAACTCATATCTGCTACGAAGTGGCCGTCGCCAAATCCATCAGGACCTTTGAGACTATGAAATGGCTTATCAACCAAATCATAAAGAGCATCATATAAGGCTTGCCAACGAAAGTCATATAGACCTTCATCAACTCGCCAGATATGGTTACACCACCCGATTAGGGTGGCATTGCTCGGACGTCTCTTAAGGTACAATGGTCGAACTTGCTGCCCTAAGAACCAGTCCTTACCGCAAGATTCCCGAAAGGGGCCCTCTTGGAAGGATTTTGCTTCATTTACCTTGAATCCATAAAACTCGAGAGTTTTACGGAGGAGGGCTGTTGCTTTACTGGGGACAATTATATCGTCTCCGTAAATACTCACATTGGTTGTAGGGAGGTCTAAGACCTCACAAACAGCTTGTGAGAGAGCTAGGAAAATTAAACTTTCTAGCTCAAAGGTATACCCGTTACCCATACTTGAGAATTTACTAAATTCATAGTATTTTCCTTCGTATGTGTAGTTGGGTGACCTGCAGCAGTCCAGTAAATTGAACCATGGGAACGGAAGTAGCTCCATCACCGTCATATACGAAATCGTATCTGACGCGCTAGATAAATCAATAGTTGCGAGGTCGTTAGTCAAACTACCGACACGAGCAAGCTCTTGATTCCTAGCTTGTGAATTTAAGTTACAGCCGCTTCTACGAAGACGTCCGCGCATGACCTTACCGATTCCAAGTTGAACAAAAGAGTTCAACAAGGGTTCAGTACAGATCGTACGCTTAGTTTTCGCATTCTTAGGGACGAAGCCTAAAGCAGATCCGGCTACCTCTTGGACTTCAACATGATAAGTGTTGTCATCTAAGGGGGTCGGGATAGAGCTTTTTGCTCTATAACAGCTCCATGAAGGACATGTTTCCATGATCTTCGGGAGCCACTGCTTCAGGTTACCTGTGAAGGTAAGCACCGAGGTTAACTTGTCTATAATACTTGTATTTCTAGACAAGCCAACATTGTTGCCAGGCCCAAAGCTAATCGGTATATCCTGAAAATCAGGACAGTTACCAAGTATCCTAGAGATTTTACGCTTAGCAATGTGAGATACATTGCTTAGTACGTGATCCCGGAAATCGGGATCATCTCTTTGGATGAACTTGGAGTTCGTCTGATAACAGGCGATTTCGCTTTGGATGAAGCTCTCTTTTGCCACTTTCTCCGTATCAAAGATACTCGGAAAGAATTCAGCCTTCGAGAACAGCTTGACACACTGCTGATCCTGATAGAAC